TACCATCAAATAGTTCTGAAGGAAACATAGATGCAGCAGATATATCAATAGGATCGCTAGCTGATGTTGCTAGTGCAGATTCTGAGAAAAAATCTGGCTTACCTAACGTACCCGGTCTAGATAGTATTACATTTTCTCCTGATAGAAGTGCAAGTCTATTTCTAAAAAATAAAATTTTATTTACTCTACCTTCAAAATTTCCATTAGAATCGGTTTTTATAAACGATGGCATCGGGTTAGTCCCCGGATCACCCACTCGTCTATCCTGATAGTCAAATTGTCTTACAGTAAACGTTGCTTGTTGATTGACTGTATCAAATGCTGTTCGCTCGATAACTACAGGTAGATTATACAGCCTTTTAGCTATACCCGGTTTTGCACATTCAGACCAAGCTCCGCTACCATCATTATTATTCTGACCATCAAAACGTAAATAGTAGTCGTCTTCATCTGCCATTCGTGCATTTTTAACCTGTACAATATATCCGTGTTTACACTGGTTTGGTAGGTTAGTAACGTCATTGACTGAATCTTGCATGACTCGCATTAAGTCTTCTTCAGATACCTCTACATTAAACGTAGTAGAACTTGATAAGTAAAGAGTTGTACCAATAACTTTAGCACTTATACCTTGACCAGCAAGTCCAGTGTTGGAGCTAGTTATAGCATCTACCGCAGTTTTTATACCAGCTAAAATTGTATCAGATGTAACAGTTGTGTCAGAGTCAAAAGGTGTAACAGCTGGCCTTATAAGTCCCTGTGGATTATTATTATACTGAGCCTGAACCTGAGTTTCTTCGTGGTCAGTTACTTCAATTTCATAAACAGCTACACGATGATCGTCTCTTGGACTATTAGCTCTTGATCCACCACCACCAAAACCTTGACCACTCATGGCAACATGTATTGTATCTCCAGTTTCCCAACCTTCACCACCGTGTAGTAGTGTAACTTCTGGCTGGTAACTACAGACAAAATCACCAGAATTATTTTCAGCATTACCTTGCTGACCTAGTGTAGATATACGAAAGACTAAATTCTTTTTTGTAGCCGCAGTAATCAGTGTGCCATTAGCGTCTTCGACAAGACCTTGATCTGCTCTACGTATTACTTGACTATCATTACCGGCATTGGTTAAGTCCATAGTAGAACCCGTGTCAGGAGTCGGGCCATATTTAAAATATAAAGTATTAGCACTTTGGTTATGCACATAGATATCACGATGATCTGAAAAATTATTATTACTATCTTGCATACTTGTACCACCATTAGAGTGATATAGTAAAATAGTATCAAGATCAAAACCGTGATTACTTAGCGATATCAATTCATTGGAGACATCAACAGCACTTGTTGGTAATGTAGTTCCACCTGATGTTATATCAAAAACTTCAGTACCTATACCGAAACATTCGCCACTACCAACATCCTCGTTTAAATTTTGACTTTTAATTTTGATTCTTGTGGCACGTTTGAGTGTTACATTTCGAGAAGCGTCATCTGTACCGTTTGTAATATTAAGACCATATTGTCTACCGTTCTCTGCCCTGATAAGTTCTATTATAGCAAAGTGTTCATCAGGGTTTTTATCTGTTAGAGGTGCAACGAGCACTCCATCTGTTTGGGATGATATATCTGATCCTGTACTTGCAACTGTAAATGTGTCATCAGTTTTACCAGTAATTTTATAATCACCAGTTGTTGCACCACCAGAAGTAAAATTCAAATTAACATGTTCATTTACAGTCAGTCCATGATCTATTTTAGTAACTGTTATTACATTACTAGCTCTTTCATAATTAGCCGAGAAGTTAGTTTGTATAACAGTTTGGGATCTTGTCTTGTCTCTGTTAGATAGAAAGGTGCTATCATTGATAGTTAAAGCCTGTATGTTTTCTGGTGAACTGGTTGTTAAATAAGCTTTTATTGCTGCTGCACCACCTGTGCCATAAGCTGTAGTTGCTAATTTACCAGTCTTGCAGCTCCATACTCTTACCTCTCCATCTGCTGCGACTTGACCTATGTAAGCTCCTTCAGACTCATCTCTATAATAATGAAACCATGAGCCATTAGATTGTACACTTTGTAGTGCACCTGATGCTGTTGAGACATTCCTCTGAGGGTCGCTAATTAAGGACGTGTCTATTCGTTTTAGCCCCGGCCTTTTAAACAGGCCCTTTGTTATATCTGGTATAGCATTTAGTGACTCTGTTACCTGACCGGGAAATTTTAAGTTGTCAGGTTGCTCTGACATCCCAGATGAGTATGATGGAATTGTTTGTGTTATGCCTGCCATTATCGTCTAAGGTTTCTCCATGGTTGATAGGTTTGATACACAGAATTATCTTCAAAGCCAAACATACTATGGTCTCCTTGATTACAGTCATACTCTTGTAAAGCTGCCCTAGCTTGTTGTTCTTGTACACCAAGTAATTTAACTAACTGTGGATTAGCAACAAGTTGTGTTGCTGCTACTCTAGATGCTCTATATACTATATATCTTCTGAAGACAATAGGTAGATCTTCAAACTGGTATAGTCTAACTACGTCAAGATCTATACTTGTTAAGTCTGAAAAGTCGTCAGTATGGTCTATCTTATCATATAAGCGTCCGTTACGTCTTACAAAGTCGTAGGTTCTTCTAGCTTGATTGTCGTGCAAATCTAGTGATAGTACATCATTTCCTATCAAGATGTGTCCACTTGAATCAGGGTAAAACTTTACGTGTTTTTCTGTGTTGAAATGCCAGCCTTCTGACTGTGTGTCAACATTAGCGTCACGTAATAGATTATATATAAATGCTATTTCTGGGTTCTCTGAGATCTGTGAAGTCAAAGAGTTGTTACCAGTTGATGTGTTAAGTGTTGTGATTGGTGCTTGTCCGATAGCTCCCAGTATAGAGTTCACTGCGGA